TAGCATAACCACTGGCGCCAGGCATGCTGAAATTTCGCCATTTACGAGCTGTGGGTACACCCGTGGGATTTTCCAAATAGGTTTTTTGCGGTTCGGTCAAGAAGCTGCTTTTTCCCAAACTCAGTATCAGCACTCCGTCAAACTCCACAGGGTGCCAACCGCGATAAAACTTGACATCGTCCTCAAAAATCATTATGGGTTCACCAAGTTCCATGCAACGTTGCCAAAGTCCAAAATGACTGTAGAAACAACCTATCACTCCTGGCCGACTCAGTTTGCCTATTTCTTTTTCGTCAATGAGTTGACGTTCCACAATCTCATACTGATGTCTTTGCTTGAAGTCTTGGTAGAGTTCAGGACGTATCAGTTTTTCAATGTCATGATCATCCAGCACACGATTTTTGATACTGTAGGGGTATAGAGTTTTTTGTGCTTTTTTTGCCAACTTCACAGCTTGGTTGCCCGGCGTGCCTTCAAACAGTTCAGCATCTAGCCCATACCCTCGCAAGGTATTAATCATGTAGGCTGAATGCTGCACACTGTGTTCTCGCTCTGGTAGATAGATTACGTATGCTTTCATTTTGTCAAAGAATTTTTACCTTCGTGTTGGGTAAATGATCTGCCCATCAATTTGTTGTGTATCTCTATTTTTATCACAGTTTGATTCATGCAATGATCCACACTAGAATAAGAGTTGTGATAGGTATCTAGTAATTTTTTTGCTGCGTGTGGTTTGATCACGTACCCTGAAGTGCCTATCATGCATTCTCCTTCGTAAGGCAATGCTGTGGCTGGTTCCGGAGATTCTTCCAACAACGACAAAAACGGTTTAGATATTTTCCATTCGGTACAGACAGATATCATCAACACGTCTTGAAATTCAACTGGTTGATAACCTCTGTATAGTTTTACATCATCCTCAAATACCATGATGGGTTCATCCAGTTGCACACAGTGTTGCCACAGTCTATAGTGACTATAGAAACATCCTTTGACCCCGGGTTTTTCAGATCCGCTGATTGGTCGCCCTTTGTGAAGAAGATTGCAAAGTTTTCTGTTTTCTTGTTCAAAAATTTCTTCAGCTTCTTGACCGTATGTGCCTTCAAACAGTGTGGCATGTATGTTGACTGCTTTTAAATTTTCAAGCAGGCGTTTGGCAAAAAACACACTGTTTTCAACTCTGGATAGATGTATAACAAAGGATTTCATGTCATGACTTCTGCACCAACCAGCATCTACCCACAGCCTGTACCTCAATGCCCTGTTCACCGAAGAACTCATTTACGGCCTGTATTACTCCGGGAAATTTTTCAACGTAATCGTCGCCCCCAAAGTATGCACCGGATTTGATTTTAGGCCACCATGCTTTGAGATCTTTTGATATGTCTTCATAACTATGGCCTGCATCCACATAACAAAAATCAATGCTTTGATCTTCAAACTCTTTGGCTGCGTTCCAGCTGTAGTCCTCAAATATCGTGATTTTATCACTCAAGGGTTTGACATTTTTGAGAAATATATCTTTGATTGACCCTGTTTTGATCAGCTCGTGCTCCTGTAATATTTCACATCCTTGCCATGAGTCAACTGCAAAAAATTTTCCAAATTTGTTTTTGTTGATTAATTCTACTGCACAGTAAGCAACAGATTTTCCAGTCCAGGCTCCTAGTTCAACCCAGACACAGTCAGTGGGTACTAGTTGTAAAACTTTGTCAAATAGAAGAACATTTTTTCTATTCATGAATCCATCAATGTTTTGGTAAAAATGTTCCATGGTTATCTTTCAAAAAACAACAGAGTGTTTCTACCCCATTTGCAAGGAATCCGACTTGTGGTATTTCTAAACAGTGTAGACAATTCTTGATTGTGTTTGAAGCCCAGGGCTTCAATTTTTTCAATCCAATATTCGCTGGGTTGTTCGTTGACATGATGATGGCCACCTTGTCCTGGCACTGCGTGGCACATCAAAAAATAGTTGCAATGGTCTAAGACACTCATCCAGTTGTTCTCATACATGCTTTCAACATGTTCTACGAATTCTGTAGACAATGCCAAGTCGTAACTTTTGTCTAGGGTCAATGGCGCTTTGGTGAAATCGTGCATGACTACGTTTTTTGGAATCACAGAATCTTTGATTGCGTCTGGGTGGCCTTCTATCCCGCAAATATCTATATTCATGCTTTTGAACCAGGTGAGATTGTGTCCTTTACCGCACCCAATGTCCACCACTGACTGTATGTTGTATTTTATTACCAGATATCCCCAGATATCGGGAGTCCAGGTATATGGGTCACCGTTGTTTAAGTAACCTCCAAGATGCGATAGATTGTTTTTCATTGATCTCTTTGTTGACAATATTCTGTAAAAATGCGTTCGCGATGCCATTCTTCCGCTTGCGGAGTGTCAGCAAATTCGTGAAAGCACGGTGTACCCAATGTGTAGTGCAATAGCTTGGCATCGGGGTTGGCGCCGTATTCGTCTGGCAGCCAATTCCATTCTGGCGCTAGCTCGCCAATGCGATCATCTTCCAGCCATGAGAATCTGTGCAAGAAACTGCCAGTGGATTGTTGTACAAATTCCGGAGTCAGTTGCCGATTGGGGTAAGTGCTGCAATTCCACAATATCACACTGCTCCAGTTCTTTCTTGGATAGTCTTCGTTGGGACTGCCTAGGTATTTCTCTCGGCGCTTGGTTTTGTAGTCATGTTTGACCACCATGACATCCTTGCTCATGGCACGCTGATCCCAGAGTTCGGCTATGTCGCCGCGCACAATCATGTCTCCGTCAATGAAGATTGCCCAGCCCTGCCAACCCATGAGATATGGTACCAAGAATCTTGTGTAAATGAAATGATTACTGCCGTCAGTGTGTGTTTCTGTGTAATCTTGAAACAGATTTAGAGCCACAGGCACAATGGCCACAGGCACAGAACTGTTGCGTATGATACTGTTCACACAGGTATGATAGGCAATGGCCTCTCTGGGATCATAACCGACAAAGACAGGAATTGGTTTCATTTACGTTCGATGTCGTCTTCCACACAGTTTTCGCCAAACTGTATTTCAATCAGTTTCAACGGTTGATCAGTTTCGTTGCACAGTTGATGCCATTCCATGCGATTGATCCAACAGTATTGATGCACCACAAGTTTGCATTTGGGTTCTATGTCAGTGCTGCGATTGAGAGTATACACCGTGGCTTCGCCTTCGGCCACAAACCAAAACTCTGCTCGCTGGTCGTGGCGTTGCATACTGAGATGCTGCCCTGGCTCCACTGTGAGTTCTTTGAGTTTGGTATGTGATCCCACTTCGTGCAGCACTCGATAATAGCCCCAGGGTCGCGGTGTACGAGGTGCTTTCCAGTCTTGCAAGATCCAACTGCTGCTGTTGGCTTTGTCTTCACCGCCAACACCAAACACAAACTCTACATCATCAAACACCATTTCTGGAATGTTGTCAGGTGTGCGATCACCGCCGTTGGCAAAAACAATTTGATCGTTGGGGAACATCTGTTTCACTCGTTGAATAGCGTCACAGGCAGTGCCGTCACTGTCGTCAAATTCAATCACACGATCAGTCATGTGCAGATTGTCCAGCACAGTCATGCGTTCTTGCCAGGTCATGAACGGTCTGCCTTTTTTGCGAGTCAGCCAAGCATCGCTGTTGAGTCCCACAATCAACCAATCGCCTAGATGCGACGCATGATTTAGATACTTGATGTGTCCGCTGTGAACAGGATCAAAACCGCCGGTTACGATAACAATTTTCATGGCAATATTTATAGACGTAGATTTTTATGCTAAAAACATTTTTTTAGCATATCGTACTTGTTGTCCGGACTCACAAACCAAACATTGTCTGGGCCAACTTGAAAATTAGGAAAGCGCTCGGACACAGCCTGATGCACTGCAGGAAAATTTATATCATGTCCAATGAACCACCCTGATGCCTTGAGTTTGGGATTCCAAGCATCTATGTCCCAGATCACGCCTTTGTAACTGTGTGCTGCATCAATAAAATAAAAATCAAGACTGTGATCAGGAACTTGACTTGCCATTTCCCAGCTCAGACCTTCCAACACTTGTAAGCGTTTTTGGTATTTGTTGGCCACAGCTGAGTTGTAAAACTGCGATGTGTCTTTGTCTACTGCCCAAATTGACAGCGCAGGATTTTGGTCCAAAAGATAAAAACTGGTCCTACCAGTTCGTACACCAATCTCTGCTCCCTGCGTCCAACCAAAGTGTTTGACCAAATCATTGATAAACATTTCTCTGCGATTGTGGCCACCAACACTGTTATAGGTTTTGGGCACATACAATAACTGTTTGCCTGATTTCATACTGTGATATCTTCCATGCCTGCTGTGCGCAGTCTTACAATGTGTCCCAACTGCCACTGTTTGCTGTCAAGACCTTTCATGATGCCCAGCCAGGTATTGCGCAAAAAAGCCACTTCGTTGATAATGGTTTCAAAGTCAACCACTTCATCTTCGCCGTCAACATATTTTTCAGCGTCGCGACTGGTGAGGGCTCGACCATAGTTTTCAAGATATTTTTGAAAGTGTCTGCGTCGTATCTTGCGCAGTTGAATGTTGAGGAAATTCAACACAGCCTCAATTTCCTGCAGCTGATTGAAACGCTGTTCTGTGATGCCGGGAAGTTCTTTGATCCGGTGCTCAACCATGCCACCAATTCTACAGTCGCGCTTGGCTTCTTCTAGCTCACGTTCGTAATGAGCTATGAAGTCTGGTATGTGTGAGAGATCCTTGGTTATTCGATTATACCACATGATTCAACCATTGTACAAAACTCTTGGGCAGGAAGTCAAGCGATAGTTCACGTCTGCGAGCAAATTCAGTCACGTATTTTGCACAGTTTGTGCGTTGTTGTTCAGTGGGTTCAGTCATGATAGCACCAACAATGATATTTTTGGCTTCAGCCGGTAATTTGTCCACTGTGGCCAATACTTTTTGTTTGCTGTCAGGATCCATGACATGCACTCCTAAATAGTCTGGATCTGTACAGGCCTGAAAAGCCATGGGGATAAGACCGGCCCATTCAACAAAGCTTTCTAGATCAAACACAGTGAGATTGCTGATCACACTGGAAAAACTGTATGATATGCGTCGCTGTTCTATGGAGTTGATGTTGGTAACGAATCTTTTCCAGGTGTTGCCTGCACGATTGAATTCATAACTGGCTGTGGTGTTTTCTGCACTGACCACAAGACTGAGATTGGGATACAAGGACACTGTGTCAAGTTCGCGCTGCAATCGTTGAGGGTCTACACCAAGGCCGGTCCACAATGTGACTGAAACTTCAAACGGCATCTGAGCCAAAAGATCTGGCAAGTCATTGTACAGGAACGGTTCACCACCACTGATCATGATACCACGTAGTTTTCCGGTGTGTACCAACTGACCAATTTCTTTCATCAGCAGTCGGCGATTGTCTGTGGCTAGATCTCGCTGACTCACATACAAACGTACACGATCGCGATCGTTCAAAGTGAGTCTGTCATCGCGACCAGGTACTGGGTAGTCGCCATTTTTCTGTATTTCTCTGATCCAACCTGTGCTGTAGTGTTTGCAACAATAACTGCAGGTCATGTTGCAATCTTTGCCTACCATGATGTTGAGAATTTCTGGATCGCTGCGAAGTTCACGATGCGTGATCTGGTCACTTTGCATCACTTGTCGGCGACTGGGGATACCTTGTGCTTCAGCAGCCCAACAGGTGCTGTTGCAACTGGCCACTGGCAGACCGTTGAGCATGGCTGCTCGTTCGGCCAGGAGTTCGGGTGTGTTGAAAAGGCTGCCTGTGTTTTCACGCAGCCAATCATAATTCACACGATGTGGTGCAGCCGAACAGCAACTCTGTAGCTGACTTTTGTCCAGGTCCACACTGAGCCACCAAAATTTTTGGCTGCAATAGAACTCTGGTTGAATTTCAGTCGTCC